GGTGGGGTTGGATATGGTGCCGCACAATTACAATTAGCAGGTATATCGGCAGAACAAATAGCAGATGCAACTAGAGCCGCATCAAGCGCTGGTAATGGTACTGCAAAGATGGCGGCTGATATGTCTATATTTGCAAATAGAAGTGGTCTTTCGGTAGATAACGTTGCTGATATACAAAAAACATTTAGATTATTAGATAAGATATCTTCTAAAACGGCTCTTAATTTAGCAGAAGGTGTTAGAGCAATGGCTGAACAAGCTAATTTGAATATTGGTGATGTTATGCAAGAAGTTGCATCCGCATCTGAAATTGCATTAGAAGCACAGGTTAAGAGTAGTAATCAATTGGCTAGACAAGTTGTTTATGCAAAATCATTAGGAGTAAGTTTTAGTGAAGTTGCAAAGGCTGGGCAGAATATGGTTTTAAACTATAAAGATAGTATTAAAGCCGAAATGAGTTTATCAGCGATGCTTGGTAAAAATGTAGACCTTTCAGAAGTTAGAGCCAAATTTATGGCTGGTGACCAAGAAGGAGCATTGAAAGCATTACAAGCACAGGGATTGAATCCACAACAAATGAATATGTTCCAACAACAACAATTATCACAAGCGTTGGGTGGAATGAACTTACAAGATATAGCTAAAATAGGTACGCCTGGTGGATTCCAAGAAGGAGCTAAAATGGGTGGTGTAACTAATTTACAAGCAAAGAGTGCACAATCTGCAAACGAAGCATTTTTGGCATTAAAACAAGCCGCTGAATCGGGATTATCAATTGAAAATGCGGTGATAAGTGCAAAGCAAACTGTAGCTGATGCAAAATTACAAACCGAAATTGCAAATGCTTGGTTAAATTCTCCTGCATATCAAAAATATCTTACTGAAATTAAGCAGTTAGAGATGGAGAGAAGTTTAAAAGAAAATGCAGGTGGAGCAATTTCCGCAGCATTGGGTGGATTGGCTGGAAACTTTTTAGGAGGTGGAGGACTTGGCAAAATGCTTAAAGGTGGTGGTAAAGGATTATTAGGAAAAGCAGGTGGATTATTAGGTAAAGCGGGTGGATTATTAGGAAAAGTTGCAGTACCATTAGCAATAGCTAAAGGAGGATACGATGCGTTCCAAGGTTTCAATGCCGATTCAAATGCTACAACTGGACAAAAATTAAAAAACGCAGGTAGTAGTGTAATTAATGGATTAACATTTGGATTGCTTGGAAAAGATGCAGACCAAATAAAAGCAGAGGCTTCTAAAAATGTAAAAGAAACAACAAAGGCTACACAACAAGTTCAGAAAGCACAAGAAACTACATTAAAAGAAGTTCAATATACGGGTAGAATTCAAAATGAGATGGTTGCACTCCTTGCAACAAACGCTCAATTATTGGAAGAGATTATGAATAATACGGCTGGAGAAAGAGCAATTGAATTAAATGGTAAGCGAGTTAATTCAACTCTTCTTAATCAGAATCGTAAAGTATATGGCATAGCTCGAACTTAATCCAATAATTTATAATAAAGATATTTATAGTAAACGCAAAACTATAAATGGCAACTCTTAAAGATTTATTTAAGCAAAAAGAAGATGAACTTTACGGAAAATCCGGTAAAGCAATCATTGAGAGTAGAGGATTAATTAATCCACCGAGAGGTGCTGCATTATTAACATCTTCTCCAAATGCGGTTGCCGATTTAATAGGAAATCAAATTGGTGGAGCATTAGGAGGTTCAGCAAATAGACCTTCTGATACAATATTTAAAAATAATACTCCATTTGCAAAGCCTGTATCATTAGGTAAAACACAACAAAAATTAAAAGATGCAATTGAACCTGGTACTCCATACTATGTAAAAACAAGTCCATCTCCTGCATCTATCATTTCCACAATAACCAATGGTGCATCCACTGTTGGTGGTGCTTTGGCAAATGCTGCAATTAAAGCAGTTACTAAAGGTGGTTTGAAGGATATAAAAAAGCAAATGCAAGCATCTCCTGAAAATACATTTGGTGTTAGATTTGGAAATACGGAAAATGGTAAACCTATAAAATTAGAAAAAAAGTTTTCGGGCTATTATTTGGATTCGGGAGTATTAAAACAAAGAGAACAGCAATTTGGTGGTTTAGGTTCATATTGGAATACCGGTCAATATGAAATAAATAATAATGAAACAATAGATGATACCGATTTAAAAAATGCAGAAAAAAACGGACATGTTGTAGTTACATTTGGAAAAATAATTGATGAAGTTGGAAATGTTGATTTTAATGTACCATTTATAGGTGCAATTGATGGTATAACAGAAGATGTAACACCTGAATGGACAAACTTCAGATACATTGGTTCACCATTTAAAGTAAATAGATATACCGGTGTTGAAAGAACTCTTAAATTTAATTTAAAATTATATTATACAACTCTTACTGAAAGAGAGGTTATGATTAAAAAAATAAATTATTTAAAATCATTAGCATTTCCAGATAGTAATATAAGAACAATCAATTTTGGTCAAACAGATTCGCAATATGCAATTGCACCAAATATTGTTAAATTTGGTATGGGTTCTTTATATAAAAACATTCCAACTATTTTGGAATCATTATCTTTTTCAATAGATGATAATGTTACATGGCCAAAGATAAATACAAATATCGAAAAAGATTATTTGGGTGATGATAATTTTATGTATCCATCCGTTGTTAATGTATCGATTGGTCTTAAAATTATCGAAAATCATAAAATTGATAAACAAAATGATACAAAAGTTTATAAATACAATTTTGATGGTTTAAATGATAAAGATAAATTCACTATTACTAAAAAATAATGGCAAGTAGATATACATATTCAAAAGTACAAACCGAAAACGAAACCAAAAAGAAATATTTTGGTAGTGTAATATATCCGAAAATCAAACCGACTGATAATGATTTATATGTTATTTCAGAATCATCGGATAGATTGGATTTATTAGCCAACAAATACTATGGAGATAAAGGTTTGTGGTGGGTTATAGCTGTGGCTAACAATTTAAACGATGCCTCTCTTTATATTGGAGAAGGAATTCAATTAAGAATCCCATCAGATTTATCTCAAATTTTAAATGATTTAGAAAAGATAAATAGATAATCAATGCCGTTTCCATTTATAGCACCTTTAAAGACTGAAATTGTTGATAAATTAAAAAAGAGAGAAAATTACGATTTAAATACTCACAAACTTTCTCCATTTATAATTTTATCATCAGGTGCGGTTGCCACAAATTCACAATCAAATGTGTTGGAAACGATTAAATCTGGTAACTATAATTCAAACTCATATAAAGGTTGTGTAATATCAAATCAGCAATCTTTAAATTTGATGTATCAAACTGCCGAAACTATATTGGGGTTTGATTTAGAAGGTAAACCAATAAAAGTTCCAGGCGAAAGTGGTAGAAGAATATCAACGCCAATCATACAATCATTGGAAATTGATACCGATGGTGGTAACAATACTTTAAAATCGGCTAGAGTAAAAATTAAAGTATTTAGTTTAAAACAATTGGAATTTTTTGACCTTTTCTTTTTAAGACCATCAATGCCAGTTGTATTGGAATATGGTTGGAATAGTGATATTATTTCAAATACAAAAATTGATTCAAAGTTATTAGCAAAGAAAAAATATGATGAATTCGCAAATTTAGTAGCTGAACATTTTACTAAATTTAAAGAATCAAAAATAAATTATTTATCAACTTTAAAAGAAACCAATTATAATTACGATTTTATGATTGGTAAAGTTACCGATTTTACATATTCGCCAGCGGAAGATGGTACATATGATGTTGATTTAGAAATTTCGGCAGGAAACGAATTACAATTGTGGATGCCAATAAAACAAACAACGGGTAAATCCGCACAAGCTAGAAAAGATACAAAGGCATCACAATATCAAACTTGGTTAAATAAAGTTTATGCTGATTTTAATTTACCAAAATTAATAGAAGGGTATTCTGAAAAAGATTGGAAGAATGAATTTTTTAATTTCTCTATGATTAATCAGCAAGAGAAAGATAAGACTGTTTCATATAAACCATATGTTTCTTTTAAATTTGTATTAGAATTATTAAGTTTATCTCAAATTTTTAAAGTAGATAAAGAGAAAATAATTTATTATTACGAAGATAAAGAAAAGAAAAAGCCAATAATACCGATGAATTCGCATAAATTTATGTGCTCTACATCGGAAGATTTGATTATACCAAATGCAATACCATCATTTAGAAGAAATAGTCAAAAGGGAAAGGAAAATGAATTAATATTGGATGTTAGTGGTTCTTTAAATGAATGTAAAGTAAATGATAAAGCATTCAATATAACAACAACTACAATTTATGATGATAATGGTAATTCGCATGAATTGGATAAAACATTACAATATGGTAATTTATTAAATGTTTTTATAAATTATGAATCTGTTTTAAACGCATATAACCAATCATATACTCAAGCCGATTTTATTAATAGTGTTTTGGGTATAGTAAATAGTAATACATTTGGTTTGTGTAAATTAGAGATAATGTCACAAAATGATGATATCACTCATTCTTTAAAAAATTTAACGATAATAGATTATAAATTAAAAGCATTGGGTATAAATGAACCATCCAAAAATTCGTATAAATTTAGAATAGGACCTAATTCAATTTTAAGAGATTTTAGTTTTAATATGGAATTGAGTACATTGGCACAAGCACAAGCGATGTATCAATCTCAATTAAATTTAAATAGTATAATGAATGGTGATGGCTTTGATACATCAGTAAACGCTCAATTAAAAACTGAAAATTATACTTTATTTGATTTATCGTATGCAAAAAATTCAGATGGTTGGTTTTCTATAAATGAAATTGATAAGAGAGTTGTAATAGAATCTGCTAAAAATGCAAAAGAAAAGAAAGAATCTGCATCTGTAACAAAAGCACCACCTGCGGAAGATAGTGATAAGCAAGTAGAAGATTTGGCTGAACTTATAAAACAAAAATCAGTTAAATTTAAAACAACAATTAATTCTCAATCTAAAATAAAAACATATATTTTTTTAGATAAGGGTGTAATTCAGAGTGTTATTAAGAAAGATACTAAAGGTTCTGCTTTAACATATTTGGATGTAAGTTTAGCAATAGATGGTACGGCTGGATTTAGTTGTGGTGAATATTTTAATATAGAAGGTATACCTGAAATTTATAATAGAAATGGATATTTTCAAATAACGAATGTTAAGCAAGGTATAGATGAAAGTGGTTGGAAAACTACAATTGAAGCTGGATATAGAATTGATATTGAAAAAGCATTTAAAGTATAATTATAGTTATGTATAGTAATTTAATTAAGGATAAAGAACTACATTCAATACAAACTCCAAAAACGTTTGTACCATCGCCATCCGTAAATGATTATGAATATGGTAGTATCGATAGATACTTTGCTCAAAGAGCAAATGATGCAAACGGATTTGTTTATGAATTGGATGAAAATGAATATAATTCATTATTAAATAATCCATATTGGATAACGGCTACTATGAAATGGAGAATTACCGGTCCAATTGATGTTGTTTACTCTCCTACGGGTAGAATAACTGATATGGGTATAAAAGCATCAAATAGTGCATCAATCGCTATAACATCCTCTAAAATTAAAAACATAGGATTGTATTTACCAAACTTACTTCAGTTCCGTAAGTGATTAAAATCAGCTGAATAATTTATCTTTTTGATAAAAAATTTTATATATATAGATATATAAACTAAAATAAGTTACATATGGATTTTAAACATTTAAACGCTTTAGAAATCCAACAAATGACCTTCGATTGGAGGTATAGAGGTTGGACTGTATTTCAATTACTAACCGAAGAGGAGTGTGATGAAGTAAACGAAGAAATGGAACGATTAAGACAAGAACGTTCCAAAACTACTAAAGAAAATGGCGATGATTGGGGAGAGTGGGACCCGTTTGCATATCCACACAAAATTTCACCAAAATTAGAAAAATTATTTGCTCATCCAAAGTTAATCGAAGCATGCGAATTTCTTATGGAAGGGGAAATCGTAGGGATGCAGACTTGGGCATATTTTAAACCACCAGGACAATTAGGTAGAGACCAACATCAAAACGCATTTTATACGGGATGTAAGCATAACGAAATCATCAATACGGCTTTGGCATTGGATAACCACGATGAATCAAATGGCGCTGTATGGAACTATGAAGGTTCGCATAGATTGCCAGTTTTACCAATTGAAGTTGATGAGGAAAGAACTAAAACAAACCCATCATTTTGGAGAAACGAAAGAGGTAAACCTTGTGTAATGCCTGAAGGACATGATTTCAAAAAGATTCAGGGTAATTTGAGAAAAGGAGAAGTAGTATTATTACATTCTCACACTGTACATGGTTCTGAGCCAAACAACTCAAATAGATTTAGAAGAAACTTTTTAGGTGGATATCTAAAGAAAGGGGCTTACTTTAATCAAGGTGGTCATATGAAAAGAGAACCAATTGATATGTACGAACTTCGTAAAAAATATTGGGGAGAATAATTTGAAATTTGAAAATAATTTCGTATATTTGTAGGGTATGAACTTAATAGAAGATAAACATACCCTACATTTTTTTGTCAAATCCAAACCAACAATAGATTTGTTGATTCCCGTTTGGAGTTCTCATAGAGCGCATCCGCTTATGAGCAGAATTTCGTTTGTGTATTATAGAGAAGAGAATGGTAATGATGGTATAATCAATATCAATCACATCGATGCAAAGAAGATTGAAAAGTTTGATTTAAACATCTTTATATCAGATACTACAAAAGTATTAGGTAGTAGGTATATAAGCAAATTAGGACTCGATTATGAGTGGATTTACTTTGAATCATATGGAAAACCATTTATCTTTGAAGAGTTCGTAGAATCGGTTTATAGGGGGTATAGGAGAGATTTTAAAGAACTGAATGATTGCATACCTTTAATGAAATGGTATGAGGTATTAAAAACAATTCCGACAATTCAAACAATAAATGAATGGGATGTAAAATATTCTTCAGCAATTAGAAATTTGGGAAGGCTGGAAGGGGCTGGGGTAAAAGTCGAAGAGCAAAAATTTATTGATAGTTTTAACTTTGATGCGTCTTTCCTCAAAAGGGGGATGGTGTACACACAATACAATCCATATACCATTACGGGTAGACCTTCGAATAGGCATTTAAACGTAAACTACTCTGCTCTTAACAAATCCGATGGTAGTAGGGAGTGTTTCATTAGTAGGAATCCAAACGGAACTCTTTTACAATTCGATTACGAGTCCTATCACTTACGATTGATTGCGGGTTTAATTGGGTATAAACTACCAACCGATATTTCGGCTCACCAATACTTTGCGAACATATATGGAACGGATTACGAAACTTCAAAGGCGATTACATTCCGTTATCTTTATGGGGGATTAGATGAGGCAGCGAGGGGTATTGAATTTTTCCGTAAAGTAAATGAATACATTAATGGAATTTACCAAAAGTTCATAATTTCCGGCCGCTTAACGACTCCTCTCTATAAGAGGGAAATCCATTTTAGTAGAATGGAAGGAGCAAATGAACAAAAGGTATTCAACTACTTACTTCAAGCCCTAGAAACTGAAATTAACTATATGAAGATGGATAGTATTTTTGATTGTTTTGAAGGTAAGATGAGTAAACCGATTTTATATACATACGATGCGTTCATTATAGATGTTCATCCTATTGAAAGAGATGAAATTATCAGTTCGGTAAAATCCGCAATGGAGAGGGGTGGATTTCCTGTCAAAGTAGAAGAAGGAACTAATTACAATAATTTAGTTCGAATAGATTAAAAATCTATATTTATATCATATATTGTAATAAAGATAAGATAAGTATGTCTCCAAATTTTGAAGAAATATTATTAGAATTAAGTTATAGAGTTCCCGAAGGTATTGTAGACTTAACAAAAGAACATCACGTTAAGGAATTAGAAAATATTTTGTTTGAAAACGGAATTTCAAATGCAGCTGAACTTGCTCTAGAGGCTAAGGCTAGTTTGGAAAAAATATTAGGTCAAACTTTTAAAAACCCTGAAACGGGTAAAATGGTTAAAGTAGCATCGGCTTTGGGATATGATAAAAAAACCCAGGCATTTAAGATTGCTAACACAATGTTAAAACAAAGTGGATATTCCGATAAGGATATCGATATGGTAGATACTGAACCCGGCGATGAAGAACAACCTGTAAATGTATTTGGTAAGAAAGGTGGTGCAAGTGTATTTCCATCAAAACCCGAGCCAAAACCAAAACCTACAACTGCACCAAAAGAAAAACCTGCTCCGACAAAAGAACCAATTCAAACAACGGGTGATTCTAAATTAAATTTAAAGCCAGAAGAAGTATCTAAAAGAACTGCGGCTTTATCCCATATCATTCAGAAAGATTTTACACCTGATTTAAAGAAAAGTTTGGGAGATAAGGGTATTAACGCATTGGTTGGTGCATTTGAAAAAATGATATCAGGTCAAAACGTTAGTTCGCAAGAAAAAGATTTATTACAAAAGTTTGTAGCATTTAAGGATAAAGAAGGTGAAGCTACATTATATATAGCAAACGTAACTCCTGGTGAATTTAAAAAACATAAGAAAGTTGAATTTGGTGCTACAAAAAGAGAGGCATTAAAACAACTTACTCAATCGCTTGGATTACAATCGACTAAAGCTCAAGAAGGTGCGTTGGGTAAAAAAGAGGTTGTTGCAAATAAAGTTACCAAAGATAGAAAAATAATAACTGCTGAAAAAGGTAAAGATGGTTCTATCGTATTGGAAGGAGTAACACATAAACCTATTTCAATTCCAAAAGAAAAGGAATTAGCATTGGAACTTAATAAGTTGGGAATACCAAATGCACAAATAGAAGCTAAAACTGCTATTGCTGCATTGAAGAGATATAACAAACAATTGGAGATGATGTCATCGGCAGCTAAATTTGAAGTTGTTAATTTTGGTGATACATCGACTCCTGAAGGTAGACAAAAAACATTTGATAACGTTAAGTTATTATATACAAAAAAGTTTGATGAATTATTTAAAAGAAATGGTGCGGTAACAAAAGAACAAAAAGCCGTTTTAGATAAATTTAATAGTATTAAGTTTAATCAGAATGGAAGTAATCCTAATTATGAAAAGGAATTGGATGAAGTGTTAGGTGCTATGACTTTGAATAAAGATTTCAGAACGGCTGTGCCAGATTTATTAGAAGTATTAGTATTTGCTAAAATGTTGGGAAGAGGATATCATGCTTTCTTACCATCATCTGAAACTTTTAAAGTATCCGATGTAATTGCATTCAAAGAACCAAACTTAAAATTATCAAAAGGTGGTAATGTTGCAAAATCTATTGCAGATAATTTTAAGATGATTAAAACATCTATGGTATTGGTTGGTGGACAGAGTGTTAAATTTGCAGAAGGTGGAGCTGGTCAAAGTGATTCTAAAGTAGAACAAACTGAATATAATCATCCAGAAACAAAAGTAGTATTACAAAATTTATTGAGTACACATCAATTTGTTTATGGTAAGAGTAAAGAGGGTACATATCCACCATCTTCAAAAGATGTTGTTAATAGAGAGAAACAAATAATGTTCCATTTAAATTGGGCTATTAAAAATAATATCATTTCAAAAGATGAATATAAAAAAATCATAGAGATTGCAGATAGACAAGCTGAAAATGCTTTTCAAACAGCTATGAGAAATGGAGTTGGTCCATTATCTGATTCTGAAAAAATGGAATATAAAAAATTATTAAGATTACATACATTATCAGGAGCAGCTGTACAATCTATAAATAACAACGATACGGATTTCAATTATTTCTCAAATGAAAGAAGTAAAGTAAACGAAAGAACCGGTGCAGTTGTAAACGAAGAATTGGATGGTATTATTAGAAAATGTTGTATGGGATGGTCTTACAACCCAGGATTTAAATTTAGCTCATTTGGTGGTAAAAAATGGATGACACCAAATAACGTAAATCCATCACACATCATATCATGTGATAAAAAGAAGAAATAAAAAATGAATACACAACTTTTATGTTTATTTACATATAAAAACGAATTGGAAGATTCGATGAATTTTATAACAAAAAACTATACGTTTGTTAATCCAAATGTATTTGTTTTAGAAAGTAAAATATCAGATACAGAACTATATATTACATTTAATATAGAGAAAGGAACTGCGCCAGTAGATTCTAAATGGAAAACTATATTAGTGCATAGAAAGAAACAATCGAATACAATTTATACTATCAATGCACTAAACGAAGTGATTAAATCAAAAACAGGCGGTATGCTTGATAGTTCATATATGATTGATTGGGAAGAGTTTAGAAATTGTATTATTACAACATCTAACGCAGGTTATAAGAAAATTCCTACAAAAGTATTTAGTAGCACAAAAATTTATTCAACTGATTCAACAAATAATTTGGAATATTAGTATTTTTTTCTTATATTTGTAATGTGAAAAATACATACAAACCAATAGAAATCCATATTAATAATCCAAATAACTTATTTGAAGAATATAGGTTAGAAATTTCAAAGGCCATAATCAATGGTATTGAATACGGATTGCGTTCGAGAAAAAAAAGAATCGAATTTGCAAAAGTAATCGTTAAGGATATTATTTGCATTTCATTGGCTATCAACAAATCAGAATTCGCAGAATTATTAGATGAGCATTTGAAAATACTCGTAGATTATGAGGAGTATGAATCGTGTGCTCTTGTTATGAAACTTAAACAAAAACTAAATAAAAAAAATGAAAAAGTTACTAAAGAAAATCGAATTTTGGATTGATATCCATTTGGTGTATTTTTTGTATAATGGGAATAAGACGCAAAAATACTATAAGATGTTAGAAGATAAATGGGGTTTAAAAAAATAAATAAGTTATATGACAGAAATGCACGAAGAAACAGCAAGAGAACATTGTGAAAGGGTATATCCTGAAATGATGGCTGAATTTAAAAAAATTCAGAATGAAATGTATGAAACATTTTGTAAGAAACAACGAAACTATGGTCCAGGCAATATTTCCGTAGGAACT